AGTAGCAGATAAACAAAATGCTAGAGGTATGTTTAGCAAAGATTGGACTGCTAGAATAATAGGTTTATTTACTATTGCTGGTTTTTTAGGCTACATATTTTTAGTAACCTTACAACCACCAGAGCAAAACAGCGAAGCGTTAATTAACTTAGTGCTTGGCTATTTAGGAGGACTAGCGAGTGCAATTATTTCGTTTTATTTCGGAGCATCTCACACCCCCGATAAAGGAGAGTAACATGCAAATATCACAAGAAGGCATAACGCTTATAAAACATTATGAAGGTTGTCCCAAAGATGCAGATGGTAATGCTGTGTCTTACAGATGCCCAGCAAATAAGCCAACAATTGGTTATGGGTCTTTAAAATTAAAAGATGGCACACCTGTTGAAGATAACATGACTATTACTATGGAAGAAGCTGAAGAATTATTAGCTCATGAACTTAAAGAATATGAGGGTTATATTCATGATCTAGTTAAAGTCCAATTAAATCAAAAACAATTTGACGCTTTAGTATCTTGGGTTTTCAATTTAGGCCCAACTAATCTCAAAAATTCAACTTTATTAAAAGTTTTAAATAGCACGCATGTTGATTGGGCAGATATACCATATCAAATACAAAGATGGAATAAAGTAAATGGTGAGGTAAATGAAGGATTAGTAAAAAGAAGAAAAAGTGAAGCTTTGTTGTTTGAAGGCAAAGATTGGACTGAGGTGTAAATGCCTTTACAAAAATTAGTTTTTAGACCAGGTATTAATCGAGAGGGTACTGCTTACGACAACGAGGGTGGTTGGTTTGATTGTAACTTGGTGCGTTTTAGAAAAGGTCGACCAGAAAAGTTTGGTGGCTGGGAAAAATTATCATCTTCCACATACTTAGGCACAGCTAGAGCATTACATGGATGGATATCATTAGGTGGTACAAAGTACCTTGGTATAGGAACACATCTTAAATACTATATAGAAAGTGGTACAGTATTTAACGATATAACACCAATAAGATTAACAACATCCGCAGGTGATGTGACATTTTCTGCCACAAATGGTGATGCTACCATAACCGTTGCAGATACTGCACATGGGGCTGTAAAGAATGATTTTGTAACATTTAGTGGTGCATCTTCATTGGGCGGTAACATCACCGCTGCTGTTCTAAATCAAGAGTATCAAATAGCAACCATAGTTAATGCTAATAGTTACACCATAGAAGCTAAAGATACTTCTGGTTCAACTGTTACTGCAAACTCTTCTGACAGTGGTAATGGCGGATCTTCAGTTGTAGGTGCTTACCAAGTTAATGTCGGTTTAGATGTTTTCGTTCCTGGCACAGGCTGGGGTATAGACGGTTGGGGGGCAGGTACTTTTGGTAGTACAAGTGCCTTAGATGCAACGAATCAATTAAGAATTTGGTCGCATGATAATTTTGGTGAAGATTTAATTATAAATCCAAGAGCTGGTGGTATATTTAAATGGACAGAGAATAATGGTGTTACAACACGAGCTGTAGAGCTATCAGGTATATCTGGTGCTAATTTAGTGCCAACAGTAGGCTTACAAGTAATAACATCAGAAAAAGACAGGCATTTAATAGTTTTAGGTGCAGATCCAATATCAGGCTCTTCAAGAACAGGTAGTATAGATCCGATGTTAATTGCATTTAGTGACCAAGAAAATGAACTAGATTTTGAGCCACTAACAACAAATACTGCTGGTTCATTAAGATTATCTAGCGGTTCTGCAATCATTGGTGGCGTAAAATCTAGACAAGAAATATTAGTATGGACTGATACTTCATTGTATAGCATGCAGTTTATTGGACCACCATTCACCTTTGGTATAAATTTAATTAACGAGGGTGTAGGTTTAGTAGGTCCAAAAGCCGCTGTAACTGCACCACAAGGCGTGTACTGGATGAGTTATAACAATTTTTATGTTTATAACGGATCTGTGCAACATTTACCTTGCTCTGTGCATAACTATGTGTTTAACGATATAAACTTGACACAGTCTTTTAAAATACATGCTTTTACAATAGCAGATAAAAATGAAGTAGGATGGTTTTACTGTTCTGCTAGCTCAAGCGAAATAGATAGATATGTAATTTATAATTACGCTGAAAACATATGGTTTTATGGACAACTTGTAAGAACAGCTTGGTTAGATGCTGGTATAGAAAACTATCCTAGAGCTGTTGGTAACAGCTATCTATTTCAACAAGAAAAAGGTTTTAATGATGATGGTTCACCCATGACTAATGTTTTTATAGAGAGTTCTGATATGGATATAGGTGATGGAGAACAGTTTAGTTTTATAAAAAGAATCATACCAGACTATAAATTTATACAAGATGATAACAATGGAAATGTTAATGTTGTCCTAAAAACTAGAAACTTTCCAGGCGATAGTCTAACTACAAATTCTACAAGTGTCATAAACTCATCTACTCAACAAGTATTTGTGCGTAGCAGATCAAGACAAATGGCTTTGCGTTTTGAATCAGATGATGATGCTACAAATGATGGCAATTTATCTATTGGTTGGCGTTTAGGTGCTACTAGAATAGATATTAAGCCAGATGGTAAGCGATGAGTAAAATATTACAAACTCAATTACCATTAGCTTCTGAACAAGTTACATCAGATATTTTTAATAGATTAGTAAGAATACTAGAAATAAATCTTGGTGCCGTTGATTTAGATAACGTACGTCAAATAAGTGATGCAGAAAAAAATACTTTACAGTTTAATGCTGGTAGCATCATTTGGAATACCACTGTGGGCGTTTTGCAAGTATACACAGGTAACGAATGGGTGGATATTGGTGAAAGATTTTTGCCCAAAGGGTTTGAAATGGCTTCAGATGTAGGTAGTGTTTCTGTTAAGACTAATGGTGATATTACAATAGAATTATGATAAATACAGCAGAACAACTTATATATCAACCAAAAAACCTTTTACTTATGTATCCAAGTGATTGGTATGTGCAAAAGGAAACCTTAGATGCCGTTAGAAATTCAATACAACCTATAGTGGATTTTTATGAAGATAGTGGTGTAAACGATAGAAAGAACACTGCTTTAGATAAAATAATACAAGAGCCACTTAAAGATGTGTATACAGTGCCTTTCTTTTCAGACAAGTTTTGTAGCGTCTTATTAGATGAAATGCATAACTTAGAAAGGCATTATGGCTTTAATCCTAATCCAGAAGAGGATGATTTAAGACAAATACCAGAAATAACTTTTCAAGATAATTGTCCACAAATCTTTCAATCTTTAATGCAAACGATATATACTATAGGAAATCCTATATTTTTGAATATTTGGAACAGGCACGTAGATAGTGGCGGAATACAAATAGCAAACTATAATTTAAGGGATAAAAAACAAGGTGCTTGGCATCACGATGCAAGTGCTGATATAAGTATGGTAGTGCCTCTTAATACAGGCGATTACCAAGGTGGCGGAACTGAATTTTTAAAACGTGGTACAGTCGAGCCATTACCAACTGGCCACGCTCTAATATTTCCTAGTTTTACGCATATGCACAGGGGACTAGCAGTAGAATCAGGCAATAGATACTTATTAGTATTTTGGCTAAAATGTAATGAGGAATGAATTGAGCATGATAGATATTGAAAATCCAGGCGGTATAGCAGGTCTAGGTAGAGGAGAAGACACCATGCTTGCCCACGTAGCACCAGGAGAAATGGTAGTACCACCAGTGCTTTCTCCCGAAACACAAGAAACAATTAAACAAGAAATGATAGCTGTAGGCTTAGATCCTAATCAATATACAGTTGGCGATGGTATGTCCATCAACCCTATTACAGGTATGGCAGAGTTTGGCTTTCTTAAGAAGCTAGGTAAAAGTTTAAAGAAAGTAGTCAAAAAGGTAGCACCTATTGCTCTACCATTATTAATACCTGGAGTTGGTGGTGCCTTAAGTGGTGCTCTAGGTGGTGTAGGAAGTGCAATTGGTGCAGGTATGTCTAGAGTTGGTCTTGGCGGTCTTGCAAGCACTCTCGGAAATGTTGGTTCTACTATTTTAAATACCGCTGGTACTATTAGGGGAGGTATTGGTGGTTTACTAGGCATGAATCAAGGTCCTACTCAACAAACCATTCAACAAGGTGATACTTTAAATAGTATTGCTGCAGCAAATAATGTATCTGTAGATCAACTATTACAAGCAAATCCATCAATAACAGATCCAAATGCTATTGTGGCTGGGGATACCATAGCTATTCCTGGAGTAAATGTACCTAGCACGGGTTCTAATATTTTTAGGCAAGTAGTTGGAAGCACACCAGGACAAAGCGGTATTGGTGTTATTGAAGATTTAATAAAAGGCAGAGAGTCCGACTTTACAAAGGAACGAGGTGAAGAAGCTGGTGGTTTACGAGGTATGTTACCAGACAACAGTGGCTTGATGGCTCTTGCTGCACTTTATGGTAAAGCTGTTAAAGAAGACTTTAAAGAAAAAGAAGGTGGACTTAAAGACATAAGACAATCAATAAGACCTGATCTTATGCCTGCCCCTACATTTACAGGTTTTGATTTAGGTATTAGACCTGGTATGAGTTATGGCGGTAGCATGGATGAACAAGAGCTTGATCTACGTATGGGCGGTCCAAGTATAGGTCCAGGCACAGGCACAAGTGATGACATACCAGCTATGTTAAGTGATGGTGAATTTGTAATGACCTCTGCTGCAAACAATGGTTTGGGTGGCTTTAAGGTAACAAAAACCGAAACTGGCATAGAACTAATACCTAATGGTGCACCTGATAGACAAAAAGGTGCAAAAAATATGGATAAGCTTATGAAAACATTTGAGCAGTTTAACGAAATTGGTAAAATATGATTAGAGATTTCAGAAAAAATATTATGGCTCCTATAGGCAGACCTGAAAACATTACAGGTATTAATCCTATTTTTAGAAGACCAGAACCAGTTATACCTCCTGGACCAACTATAAGACCACCAAGAAGACCAAGGCCAAACAGAGGTGGTTTATTTCGTAAATTGTTTGATGAATTACCTCCTAAACCACCATCAATAGGCGGTGTAGGTGGAACAGATTTAGAAGACAGGGCATCAGTAGGTAAACGAATTAGTGATTTGGCTCCACCAAAAAGACCTCCTGTAGCTGGTGGAACATCGTTACGAGAAAGGCAAGATATACAAAGAATACCAATACCACCACAAGATTTTGGCTTTGGCCCAGGTATAAGACCAACAGAGATTCGTGGACCAGATGGTAGAATTATTGGCCCAGCAGGTGTAACTCCACCAGTTGTTCCTCCTGTTGTTACTCCAGACCCAATTATTGAACCTGCCCCTACTACGCCAGCTGCAGTGGCGAGTGATGTGGGGGCAGTACCCACTCCCACTATGCCTATGGGTGCAATAGATCC